TGATTTGAATTTATTTATTTTTGAAGCTGAAAATTTTTTATGTTTAATAAGATTTTCTTGATATTTTTCGATTCGCTTTTCGCACCGTTGAATATTTACTTTTGATAATATATCTATATTTTTAGTTTTGCTTTCCGGAGCCATTCGGTGGCTCTTGGCAAACTCTGTAAGGAGTTTTCCATATTCATTCGTTGATTTGCCAAAATATTCGTGGTTTTGCTTATTTACAAAGAAATCAATATCATTTAAAACAAAATTATGATTAGAAAATCGAGCACGAATAATATTACGCATCAATCTACTTGCTGAAAACTTAGGATTAGAAACATAACTTCTACCTACTATATGTGCTATATCAGGATTGTCAAGAATATTTCTACATTTTAAAAGGTGATTATTATTAGGATTTTCAGGATTGTGATGATAAAGTGAACGCTGATATTCGTAACATTGATAAATCGTTTTAAAAGTGTTATTGCCATATTTAAAATCTTCACAGTACAAAGGAGAATAAAAATTTTTCGAATCCAATTCTATATAATTAATTATAGAAGGAACAGGAAGAGATTCCTTAAAATATGTTTGGAAAAATGCTTGTTTAAAAGTAGGAAGAACAGGTAATTTAATCTCATATTCACGAGCTGAATTTATTAAATGCAATTTTATTTCGTCAAAGAATTCTTCACCTTTCAAACACGCTTCGCTCAAGCAAGCAGCTACAGTATCTCCTATAGTTAATCTATCAAAATGTACAGGAGAATTACGACGAAAGAAATGACGGCGAGTAGTTTTACACCAATTTAACATTTTGACAAAAACGGGATTTTCTAAAGCTCCAACTCTATATTTACGATTTACACCTTTAATATTAATTTCAACCTCTGAAAAGTTTCTCTTTAAAAATGTTAATTCATTAAGCGGTTTAAATATTAACTCTTCTTGCTTATCTGCTGCTGTGATTTTAAAACCTAAAGTGGTTATTACTTCTTTAATGTTTTGAGGGTTATACCAAGATTGAACTTCTGTAGCTACAGATTTTATTATGTCGTCACCAAAAACAGCGTCAACTGTATAAAGATCATAATTAAAATATTTAGAAGGATCAAATTTAGTTGAGAGAACTTTCCAAGCATATCGCATATTCACACAACCTGCAATATTATTTCTTCCACCAGTGTCAGGCCCACCTGACATATTTCCACCAGGACATTGAACTATTATCCCGTCAACTAAAACTAAAGGTTTCTGTTCTTGTTCGGCTAAACGGTTTCGCATAAAATCATCTTCTTCTTTCCAATCAGGATCTGTAGCACGATAAATGGCATTATACACGCTAGCATTTCTTTTCAAATACTCTTCAGGATGACACGTATCAAAGCCTGTATAATCTCCATTCATACCTACATCAGAAACCGCTGCTAAATAATTGTAAAGGGTGTCAAATTGTCGAGAAGCTGGATCAATACCAATTTTAAAAGGGCTTACTGAATTAGTTAAAGTTAAAAGAGCTTGAGCAGCACCATAATATTGTTTAAAAGCCATAAAATGATAAGTAGGTCCCATAAAGAAGGCACGTGTTGACATCGCATTAATCTTTTCCATTGGACGTGGTTCATCCTTCTTTGCTGCTACATAAATAACGGCAGACTGTCCTGAAGATGTATTTTGAAGATAAGACAAATAAGTATTTAAATTACTTTGTAATTTCTGACCAGCTTCAGATGCTGAAATTCTGTAAATTCCTTTTTCAACATCAAAATCAAACATGTTTCTTTTCTGGGTTACATATGAAAATTCGAAATTATGTGGATACCCTGTTCCCGATTGCATGTTCATTGGAGGAGAAGTTTCATAAAGACTACAACCATTGATAACTTCAGTTAAAGATAAAATTTTTGTCCTGACTTGAGCTTCACGTACTATAGAGACTAATTTTTCAGTCAATTCTGAATAACATTCATCAAGAATGTCTAAATCTAATTTAGGTTGTTCTCTAGCAAATTTATTAACTCCAGTTACTAAAATATCAGGAAGCTCTGTGGTACAACGTGGATCTCTCGGGTCTAAAATTGCCGGCTCACAAGTAAGCTCATCTCCTGTTGAAAAAGGGGAACGATGAAATTGTGTTTGATTGCATGAATGTATTTTATTTTCTATGAATTCTCCTTCTACTATTTTACCAGGTTTACCTATTAATTTTAAACGATTAGAAAATTTATTGGGCAAGTCATCATTAGTTATAACGACTTGTTGGAAAGGAAGAACATCAATAGTTTCGTCTTGGAAAGTATCATTTGACTCAGAATCGTAAATTAAATGATTAAAATCGGATTGAAAAACCAAAGAGGAAAGTCCTCTATAGTTATCTGCAGCTGTATGAAGACCTAAGATTTTTTCAGGAACAGAACTATTCGCAATTATTAATGGAGAACCACACCATCCTTTCTCTGTTTGTATGGGTGAAATATGCCCAACTGAATTAACTTTATAGATCATGCCGTATTTATAGCCTGTTGTTGTTTGTTGTCTACGCTGTTCACATAAAATAACTGACTTTTCAACACGTGTAGTGCGATCTTCATCCCATGTGTACAAAGCGGCATGCATACCATCTAGAGTGTGGGTGTTAGTTACTTTCTGAAAATATTTACGAATATCTCTAAATTTACTTGGAAGACCAATGACACGTAATATTGCTTTTTCATTAGTTTCATCTAATGATAATAATTCTAAATCATACAAACATTTATTTATTTCTATTTGAACACCTTCACTTATATGGCCAATTGTTAAAACAATGTCTTCAAAGATTCCTTGTGCAAAAGCAACATGTTGTCCACCAAACTTCAATGAAAAATTCTGATCCATAACAATTTTAGCAATGACATTAGCACCTGAATCAATAGAAGCTTCACTTCGATAACTTTTACCTTTAACTTTATGATTTTTAATAATTTTGAAATTTGTATTATGTTTGACTTTAGGACGAGAATTAGTCGCTTCATCCGGATCAGGATCAGTGCTCATAGATTCACCTAATAAACGACCCTTAAGTTTAAATGAATTAACTTTGAAATTTTTAGAACTGTGAGTAATTTTAGGTCGAGAAATAGAAAAATCAACAGGATCATAATCAGCTTTTAAAGTTTCGCTCTTTTTGATAGGTAAATGACTATAAATATCAAAAGCATGCTCTGAATCTAATTTAAAAGTAGGAGTACAAAGTTTAAAAATGGCAAATCCAGCACCAACAGTTTTAATGAAATTTAAAAAATGATCACAATATGCGACCAAATTTGCGGAAGGCGGAGTAATATTTTGATAATTAATTTGAATCTTTTCTACATTTCTCAATAAATGTTTATACCACAACGCAACATACCCAGTTTCTTCCCACATTAACTCTCCATTCAAATAACAATAAATCTTATTTTCTTCTTCTCTATAAGTAAATGAATCATCTACCATACAAAAAACAAGTTTTTGCTGGTCATCTGTGGTTAGTATAAAAGAAGAATCTTCGAGCTTAACTAAACAATCAAATTCTAAGGGAGAGTCAATACGAAGTGAATTAAGTTGGACTAAACCATCCTCTAAACAAGTTCGCAATTCGTAATGTTTAAAAACATCACTAACAATTTGTCCAAAAGATTTACGTAACTGATTTAACGAGAATTCAGATTTGACAATTTCTATTTTCTTTAAAAGCTGGAAAGGGCCAGTCATAGTTTTTATATTGTCCATTTCTGACCAAGGCATATTAATTTTTACAAAATTTCGAACTGTATCTTCTGTCAATGAAAAACGAGGTGCTGCATGATATAAAATTGCTGAACTAGTTTTAATCTTTTTATTTTCTTCAATTGTTTTTAAAACTTCAGTGTATGTTACGCGTTGACCGTTGATATGGAAATTTACGAAACGGCTATACTCGGAAGGAGATTTTGCTATGTCTTCATGATTATAATATTCAGGAGTAAATAAAACGCGATTTATTACAGATGTTTTCTTTCTAGCAAAACTAAAATCGACAATAAGACACCTTCTTTCTATAGCAATCTTTTCTTCTGTGTCTTCACCATTTTCATCTTCCCATTGAGATATCCAATCATTATAATCATTTGGATTTGTTGTTAAAATGACGTCTTCGGTACACTGGTTAAATTGTCTTAAAATATAATCTCTAATTCCAGGCGTTCTAGTGAATTCCTCATGGTGGTCTACTTGTCCTCGATATTTTCGTGCGGTAAAAGTCTTACCACAACCTGCTGGACCACGTAAAATGATAATGCGTTTAGAATCTAATGTATTGAATGAAATAGCAGAGGTGTTAGATTGATCAACCAAAACTCTATTCTTCTCCTTTGAAGCAAGCATCTGTTGGTATTTAACTTTAGATTTTTCTCGAAACTCTTCATTGTTCTTCTTTTCATGTTCGCTGAGCATTTTAATTATTTCATCAAAAGTTCCAGTGTGGGATTTAATTCCATCAACTTCAATATCGCGGCCATCTAAAGTATAAAACCTATTCAAGCTGGAATCTGAATAAACATTCTTTGCTTTCTTAGCTTGTTTAGCCGCAGTATCATTACAATCTCGTCGAGAAACTCGATCAGGTAACTCATCATCAATATCAACCCCAATTGGATTAATTCGTTGTAAAATTAAATGTTTTATTGCCGCATCTTTAGGAGGGTTAGGAACTGCTTCAGTTTTTGGAAAATCAGAAAAGGCTTCAAATAAAAAATCGCGACGACGATCGAGTTTCCGAGGATCATTTGTCGTTGCTGACCGTCGGATATATAATTGATTAGAATCTATAAAAACAAAACGAGATTTAAATTGACGACCTTTTTGGTTATTGTCACTCATTGCTAATTGATAATTTGCAGGATCATAAATATTTATTAATTCAATATGTTCAGCTTCTTCACGAGATTGACCAAAGTCGCGAAGATGTACAATGTCTTGATAAACATACGTTGACCAATAAGCCTCCATAGAATTCCTGACATACTTAGTGAGTTGGCGTCCATTCTCCTCACTTAACTTTTCTTGAGCAAATTCCATAAAAGTTGTTTTTCCAATACCAGAAAGAGGAGAGCCAACCCAAATAGTCGTTGGTTGTTGTTTTCCGCAAATACTATGAAATAAAGTGTTAAATTCATCTTTAATAGTTTCAAATTTAGTTTTCAAACCGTCTATTTCTAATTTTAGAGAGGCTAAATTTTTATCTGAACGCATAACTTCAGAAATTAATTTTTCAAGTTTTTCGAATTGGTTATTAAATTGCTGGAAATAAGAAGGATCACTTAGTGAATCAAATTTAAAATATTTCGTATCTTCTAAATCTTGTAAGTCTTTGCGTAATTTTTCTATTTTGTTGACTAACTCATTACGAATTGCTTGATGTTCATCCATATAAGTAAAGCCCAAAAACTGTCCTAATCCGGACGCAATAAATTTCCAAGTAGATTCAAGAGACTTTAAAACGATTTGCCAATCTCGACAAGACATGGCAATTGAATGAATTAATTTTGAAAAGCTTCCAGAAAGAGATTCTGTTTGAATTTTATCGCCACAGCCAATTAAGGCAATAGCAACTATAGAAGTAGAAAACATTGCTGCAATAGGTCCAAAAGATTTAATAACTTCATCAGGAATGCCAAATTCTTTACCAAAGTTTAAAGCTTTAGCAAGCATCCCTTTTTCATCTATTTCAAAACTTTCACTTTGCATAACGCCTGAGTTAGGAGGTTGGGAGTCCGCATCCCCTCCAGAGATATAAGTTTTAAATAACTCAGGTAAATTTTCTACGTTTTTGAACAAAGTAATAAGACAATCTACAGAAACAGTTAATTTTTCAGTGTTTAAATTCCAATAAAGATTGTGGGCTTCCATCAATTTCATGATTTCAGCTAATTTTAAAGTCCAATCTTCAGCATTCCAAATATTATAAAGACCGGAAATAGTAACGATAGGTTTTAAAGTTGTCATAATTTCTTGGTAAGAAGTTAAGTTAACAAAAGACTTCATTACATCAGGAAGATTAGTTTCGCTGGTCATAATGGTGCAATCTTCACTACATTCACCAGCTAAAAATTTAAAGCGTGAAATTATAGCCCATTCGTTGTTTACATCTACACCATCAAGTACAGTGTTAAATCTAAAAGGTAGAATCAAAGTTGGATTAAGCAATCCATCCCAAAACAAATTACCAAGAAAAGAGTATAATTTCTTGTCAGTCTGTTCACCAAATAATAAAAGCATGGCTTTATCAATGAATTCCTCATCTTCACAATCAATACGGCTTTCCAAAACGGAAGCTACGCATTCACTATAAGAAACACAATCAGTGTCGAAGATAAAGTCGGCTATAGATGTATGTTGAGCTATAACTGATTGAGATTCCATTGATGATGGAACCAAACAAGCAAACTTACGATTTATATCGTAAATTTTGACAAAAAGTTCAGAAGGAACAGATTCAATTTTTAAAGAACGTAAATTCTTGAGATTTTCAAAAGAAGATTTAAGTGGACGTTTCTTTAAAATTTTTGGAGAGGAAGAAATTTTCTTAGGCATACATTTCGAAATGCAACCTTTCAGTTTCATAGGGATAAAATTATAAAAAGTGCTAAACTCTCCATTTTGATGTTTAAAAACATCATCTACAAATAACGCGTTAAAGCGTGATTCATTCTTTTTGACTAGGCAAACGGCTTCGTCACCCCGAAACCCCATATTGTTAATTAAATCAAGTACACGATTATCCATATTTATTTAAAAATAAAAGAAAATGATTAAATCAGTATGTGGGTATTTTAGTTTAATAATATAATTTAATATAATTAAATATAATTACAATTTTATATTGGTTAAATATTATAAAGCAAATAAAATTTTATATTGATTAAAT